CTTTGGCAAATGTCCTTGGACATAGCCGTTTCGGTAAATGGGGCACTTGTGCCACATAACCTTCGGTAAATTCAACAAAAATAAATCGTTGAATTTACTATAATGGACGTGCGGGAATATTTATTGTCGCAAATCCCTCCCGAATACATAAAAAAATGGAACTTAGACAAATGTTTCGAAGAAAGTTCTCCGACCAAGGCCATTGATCCATCTGCCAATGTATCTAATGTGCCTGTCCACACTAACTTTCGTTTACCGATCAGTTATTTAGAGCCGTCGCAAGTACACCCCCTATCCCCTATTGTCGCCCAAGACCTGGAGCTCACGATCCCTGGCTCCGAACAGTCTATGTATCAACATCTGTTTCGTCCGACGACCAAATTCGGTCGCAACCTCATACCGTTGTGGAGCCAAAACTTCACCACCAATACCCAGTTTTTAGAGGAGACCCAACAGTTAATTTCCAAGTTTCACGGACAAGATTTTGACCACGCAGGTACCGAATCTGTCGAATACGACAAGTTCCGCGAAATTTGGCGGGACATCAAGGAAGACGCCTTTTTCCTAGAAAAATACGGTTACATGGAATGGTCGATGCTGCTTTACTTGAATGAGAACGCCTCGTTTTTGCAATGTCTCTCTTTTATCAACGTGGTCTCGCCTCTAGTAAGCCTGTTCTTGCCCCTGATATTTATTATTTTACCATTTATCATATTAAAAATACAACGTATTCCTATCAACTTCACCGTCTATTTAGAAGTTCTCACTTCCATCGCTAAAAACCATTTTATCGGGAAAGCCTTGACTACGTTGTCATCGTTTAGTTGGGACAAACTCGCCTACTTTTTTCTTACCGCTGGCTTATATTTCCTACAAATCTATCAAAACGTTCTCACCTGCTACCGCTTCTACCGTAACATGATGTTGGTCAATGATCATCTGGTGGGAATGCGCCAATTTGTGAATCGATCTATCCGACAGATAAACGTGCTGCAAGATATTATCCGCGGTTTACCCACCTATCATAAATTCGGTGCCGATGTCGCTCTCCATTGCACCACCCTTCTACGGCTCGACAGCGAATTGTCCAAAATCTATCCGTTTCAGTCCTCGTTACGCAAATTTGGCGAATCGGGGTACATGCTTCGCACATACTACCGTTTGTTCTCCGACCCGGATTATGAAGCTGCCTTACGCTATGCGGCTGGCTTTGAAGGATATGTAGAGAACCTACGCGGGATCTGCAGCAATATCCGAGAGGGTAAAATGACTCTGGCCAGTTTCACAGTGGACGTGAGCGGTTGCACCCTGGTCGAACAGTGTTATCCCCCGTTATTGTCCGATACGGACCAAGTCACGCGTAACACCGTGGATCTCAATAAAAATATCATCTTATCGGGGCCGAATCGGTCAGGCAAAACCACCGTGCTCAAAACCACCGTGCTCAATTTGATATTTAGCCAGCAGGTCGGGTGTGGGTTCTATACTTCGGCGCGCATTTGCCCTTACAGTCATATTCATTCTTATTTGAATATCCCGGACACCTCGGGTCGCGACAGCCTTTTCCAAGCGGAATCGCGCCGGTGTAAAGAAATATTGGACACCATCAAGAAGGCACCTACGGGTTCGCGTCATTTTTGCATTTTCGACGAGCTCTATTCGGGTACCAACCCCGATGAGGCCTCGAAGGCGGGCCATGCGTTCTTGAAATACTTGAACGAATTCACGCATGTCGATTTCATGCTGACAACCCATTACGTGAAGATATGTAAAAAATTCGTCAAATCGGAGCGGGTCGAGAACTACAAGATGTATGTCCGCGCACTCGGCCAAGACGGGTACGACTATACGTACCGAATGGTCCGGGGAATTTCCAAAATAAAGGGGGCGGCTCAAGTGATGAAAGACATGGATTATCCCGACGAAATCATACGCGAGATGGCATGAAAAAACTTATACGGTTACAATAATTATCCAATTATTATATATCATACTACTCGACCCGCCGCATATGGACCCCGTACTCGCACTGCACGTTGGTTTTTTCAAATCCGTAGTATTTTTTCCAGTAATGTTGGCCTGGTGAAGGGGCAACCAAACACACCAACGGGTGATGTTTCACGAGTCGTTCGAGGATTTCGGCAGCGATCAAATTACCGCGACATTCAGGCATCAAAACAATGTCGTGGATGTAATAACAGTCGCTTTGGTCGGGTTTCGGCAACATTGTATTTAACCGCGGAACGTTGGTCGACGACCATGGATGGCTGAAGACGTAGCCACAGACTAACCCCTCCCTTTCATAGACGTAACAACCGTCGGGATAAAATTCTAACTTATTTTGGAGAACTTCGACGGACTCGTAATACATGGTACCCCATTGGGCGAGAGAAATGGCATGGACCTTTTTGAGATCGCGAGCGAGCATAGGTCGCCACATTTTCGTGTTGTTCTTATTTTTATTATTTCTTATCTCTCTGTCATTCAATTTTACTTGTATACCGTAAAACATATAAAAAATTGGTTATATGTTTTATCAATGAGTGCTCTAGCCCAGGCTGCCGAAACGCCCAAGAACGCAAGCGTGGGCCCGCGGCTGAATGTGCTACAGACCTGGAAAACCACGGAGCTCATCCACCAACACTATGACCTTGTGATGAAAATGCGGTCACATAACCCCGATGTCAACAATCTGTTTTTCGTGGACGAGAACATTGAACAGTTTATTTTAATGTTCTATCCTCAATATTTTGATACGTTTAAGCGGTTCAAATATAATATCCAACGCATCGACTTTTTTCGCTATTTGGCAGTGTACCATTACGGTGGCCTCTATCTCGACCTGGACATGGACATCGAAAAGTCGTTCGACGACCTCGACAGAACCAAATGCATTTTCCCTGTGGAGACAAAGGACGTGGAAAAAGGCACCATTTTAGTTGGTAATTATGCGTTTTACGCCCCGCCCCGACATCCGTTTTTACACCATATTATTAATAGCATCGCTAACCCCATCGTCACCGAGACCGAAATCGCAGCAGCCCAACAGGGACACGGTGACCCTAAAGAGCATGTGTATGTGTACTTTACGACCGGGCCCGAATTGGTGACCAAGGCGTACCATAGTTATAAAGGCAATGATGTCGTCTTGCTTGAGCCGAGTGGCGAATATAAAGCGAATCGATTCGGAGATTACGGAATGCATTGGTGCTTCGGGACTTGGAAATAAGGAAACCTACGGTTTCCTTATGATCCTTCCCTTAAATTGTAAAGGATCTTTGAAATTATCTTAACAAACAAGTTAACATAATTGGTTTACTATTTAAGGGAAGGGGGTGCGGGGGTCAGAGCCCGAAGGGCTCAACCCTTGGGCGCCATAGGCGCCCTTAGGGAACCTACGGTTTCCCTGCCTGCTTTGCGTCCTTCGGGAATCGAACCCGAACCTAAGCCTTGGAAGGGCTTCATTCTACCACTAAACTAAAAACGCTCTTGACCTAGAGTTTCCCTCAAGTTCTCTAGATACTAATGGTTGATGCAATCTCTTTATATCGATTCGATCGCGAAAAATATAATATTCTTGATTATGCCATTTTACGTGCTTACTTTATCTTTTTCGCCTTATCATTATAAGAAATCATCAATATACCCGAGACAATCAATGCGGTTCCCAAAGCGCCCCAAACCGTCACATTTTCCTTTGTAAATAAATACGCTAAAGCTAGAGTGAAAAATGGCGAAATGCAAACCAGTGCGGTTATAATATAGCTATCGTGGTTCTCTATAACGGTCATATATAATACATTCGCCACCACTCCCGGCAAAATAGCGATCAATGCCAATAGTATTGCGTCATACAACGTAATTTTAGGTATGTCTTTCATTATCGTATCATAGTAATAGAACCCTAGTAATAAAGTAAAAATAAAATATAGGATACCGTCAATCGCTAAAATCGTCATTTTATCAAATTTGGTGACCAATTGTTTCAGTATGATGGGCGACACACCCCATAAAAACGAGATAAAAATAGCTACTAAGATATACTTTATTTCCATCGGGTTTATATTGTACCTACAAATTTACAGTTTGTAATTACAACTGTGGTTTTATTTAACAAATATAATGATCCGCTCGTCAGTCTCTTTATGTTGTGTCACATGAACATCTTTATTATACATTGGCTGCATGCTCTCACGCCCGAAGTATTTACGCGTAACCTTATTCATATCACTCACTAAATCGTATTGTTCTTTGGTGTTTTCCGAGCCGTAACCCGACAAAATATAACATAATCTTCCCCCTTTTTGGAGAACCTGGTGGCAGAGGCGGATGGTGGTTTCCCAGTATTTTTCTAACCAAAGTTCGTAGGTTTTATATTTGATGATGCTTTGGTTCTTTCCGGGGTATTTTTCCAGTTTGAAATAAGGCGGGCTGAAGAACACCACATCAAAATGATTCTGATATTTATGGATGAATCTGAGATCATGGGCCAGGTTCTCCGAGGGCTCACAAAAGATATCCACAGATTTCCGTTTATAATATGTTTTGGCAAACTTCAGAGTTTTGTTACAGACCGACGGGATCACATCTGTGCCGACATATTCGAGAACCTGGGGATCTTCCAAAAACCCGTACATATACGACGTCCAACCGAGGGTTGGGGTAAAAATCTTGGTACCCTTCAATACGGATTTATTCAGGGAATACACCAGATAGGGGTTCATGATACTCGCACGGAAATAGTAAGACGAAAATACACTGCCCAATCGGCCCTCCTCCATGTAGTAGAGAGAACTTGGGGTGATAATTTTATAATCAATAATATCGTTTAAATAAAGGTCTTCGAGAACATCCATATAGGTCGGAATGTTCTCTATACCGGCCTTGGTATTTTTCAAAATATCCTTCCAATGCATGTTTCTTATGATGTTCTTGTAGGTTGTTTCAGCATTGTTATTCATTTGTTTATTTTTCATAGGTGGTAGAGAAGAGATGGAGAACCTGGTCGGATCGACCCGTAAAGAAAGATGATAAAAACGTTTCAAATAAGCCTCGCGTTCTTGTATATTTTCAAACAACAGTTTTATTTGACCACGGTCCACATCTTTATCGCCAATGTAGTCGCGGAGAGGAATCAACTGTTTATGAGCCTTCACCTTGGCGGTATTAAAAAATTGGGTAAAGGTTCTCGATTTTCGCTTTTCGAAATGTTCCAAAAATTCCTCTTCCGTTAAAAAATTCATAGTTTAGTTACAATAACCCTATATTTTTATTACATAGAATATTCGGCTACATTGCTTCAAATCGCTTACCAAGTTTACCACATTTACTATCATCACCCCTTACCTCGGTACACGACAAGTAATCAATGTCATATTCGAACAATTTGATTTTTCCTTCTGTTTCACCCTTTTCAGACTTTTTATCAACCTCTAGATTCATGACGAATGGATACAGCGCACACTTATTGTCGGGTAGGTAATGGTAACAGTCTTCGCACATTCGATTGCTACGATAATGATGTGTTTTTAGCGGCGGTCCAACGTAAGGCGGATCTAGGCGATTTGACAGAACATTATCACTCTGAAACTGGAGTACATTAGTTGACGATACACGAATATTTGTGCACATCGTCCTACTAGAGAAGAATCCTTTCACTGCAATCATCGTGCCCAGCATCGCTATTTTACGCATTATATTTTATATTATAAAAACATAATACGTGTTGGCGAATTCAATTTTTTTGTCGTAACTCCCCCACGAATATATCTATATAATTTATAAAATCTAAAAATATATAAATGCAGTCAATAACTATACAAGCCGGAGAACATTTATACCGAGGCGATAACTATAAATATTTGAATCAATTTCTGCCCGATGGAACTGTGGAATTGCTGCGTGGTCAGCCGGCTTTTTTCGCGTTCCGACCCGAAGACTCTGAACAATACGGGGTGGTATTTCGTTTCATCACGGTGGTCGATCTGAACGTGTTAGATTTAGATAATAAAATGGTTCTCGAGAACCTCTACAATAACTCGCCCGAACATATCCAAACCATATTAGTACGTAACTACGGATATCGACCCGGTAAAGAAGGGATCGGCATACGGGACTCGTCACTCGAAGCCGACCGGGCCCTGTCACAGTATATATGTCAGTTAGGTTACGACGGTTATTCGTTACGACACGCCCAAACCGACGCCGGGGGTAAATTCCACGGAGAACTGATGGTGTGCAATACGGATAACATACAGTTTTTAGAGATGGTGACTGACCCCCGGACCATCGATGTTGAAAAAATACGTAACAAGATTCGTGAGGACGAATCTGCCTGGCGGCTGAAAGAGCAGCGCGAGGAACGAAGGAAGTCGCGGCGATCATTTATTCCTGAGAGCCTCGAACCCGGACCCGGACCGGGGCCCGGACCCATGTTTATGGATTCCCCCGAACGCACCGGGTTATTTGGTAGTTCATTGTTCTCCGATTCCCCTGTCGGAACACCCCGCCGGGGTGGTAAATCGATGAAAAGGAAGCGAAAGCCGCGTTCTCGTAAGTCTAGAAGAGCCCGTAAGAAAGGCATTCATTGAATTAGCCGTAAATATCGAGGTAAACTACAATAACGATGAGAATCACTAATCCAGACATAAAGCCAATAGCAATTATCAATGGTAAATAATACTTTTTACATTTTTCCATGTCACTCTCTACTATTCTTCGGTTTTCCGCGTTAAATACGGTAATTTGTTGCAATTCGTGATCATTTTCGTAGACACAATAGTCCGATACAAAAGGTTGAACACTTTGGGCTTGTATTGTGACAGGTGTTGCTATTTCTACATCCGTTGATTGGGACTGCATGACCTTCATTATAGAAGTTAGAGATAAAATAATGTTAGCCACATTGCTAGCATTATTTGTATTGTCCATCCCTACATTTGTATTTTTATATTTTTTTTTGCTATAGGTGGGTGTATGTCAACTCTTAGCAATTCTCCCCTGTAATTGCTAGAAACAAATATAAATACACATAAGAAAGTTGACATAAGGACATATTTTTATTTTTTATAGACACTGACAGTCTTTACTCCGCCGCTACCTGGGATGCGGACGCGGAAACGGACTCAGGAGCCTGGGCCGAGCCCTCCTTGGGCGCCGCCTTGGACCGGCCCTTAGGCCCATCCTTGGCCC